ACATCTGTCGGATCATCTGGGAAGATGATACCGTCGGGAGATGCGCCAAGAAAAGTGTGAACAGAATGCTGGACACAGGATACATCCACGATTCGGCACTTTGTTTCAGCCTCATACATCGCCTTGGCAATCGGCTCAAACCTCGTCCCCCAGATCAATGCTGAGATCGGATGACTTCCTGTGGGCTGGGGTTGCTCTAACTTGCGAATAATCAGAGAGCGCCTGGTCTCGCCTCCTGCAAACACTCCCGACACCTCAGAAGCCGTCACCATCTCGCCGCGCTTGGCATGCCATGCAGAGGTGCGCTGATCATTCATGCCGTAGACTCGAATCGTTCTGCGCACACATCGGTCACGCATCCACATGTGTCCAAGTGGACCTTTCATTGCCTCCTCCAATGCGGTAAACACAAATCGTCTAGCCTGAGTGTAGCTGACGGAAGGTGCGAGAAGAGTAAGCAGCATAATCAAAGGACGAAGACGCTTGTTGACTCGGGTATACGGTGGATCTTTCAGCCATTCGGCTACGACTGCATCCATGTTACGTTTCTTTATGCGTCACCTCCGAAAACTCATTTTCAGTGCTGATACATAGGATCGATATGGAGACGATTCAGAGCAAGGAGCAGTGGGTACTGCACCGTCTTGAGAAGTTCTATGCTGACCCCGACAATTTCCGCCGCGTGGAAGAGATTCTTACTGGCAAGTCTCGCCTGAGTCTGCGCCTTCTGGATTGGTTTGTTACCAATTACTCAAAGAAGCATAATGTGTCTTTCATGGCTAAGGGAGACCATCACGTCATTGTGTATCTGGTCTACAAGTCGCACCTCAAGGCGTACAACAAAAAGATGTTTGACCCGTTCTGCAGATGGAAGAGAATTCAGTTCCGCGGGCTGGATACCACAGTGGGGCAGCTGAACTTTTTTGAGTGGGTAATTCAGGATGAGGTGCTTGAGTATCTGGACGCAAATTACGATGACATTCACGCGGATATGGAGGCATGTTCACAGGTGATTCAGCCCAAGGATGGCGAACGTCGTAAGCGTCACGAGCTGAGTCGCTCGGCTACAAAGTCCATTCGCCACCACGATGTCACGGTAAAGGTTACATTCGAATAATCTGCCAACTGAACAATGTTCTCGATGATTGATCGGTCCGTGATCTATCCGGTAGGCACGGACATTACAGAGCATGATATTAACATCGTATCCGATCTCTGGACCATGGCTGGACGACAGGTCTATCGCGGTGCACGCGATCCGAACTATACACATGCAAATGTGTATTGGCTCTATGAACAAGATGACCTTGATCGTGTTGGTTTGACTGAACACAATCTTGAGGACAATGCGAAGATGGAGTTATTGTGGTATAAGGAGAACCCCTTTGGCACTCTCCTCCAAGAGGATGGATGGGAAGAGGGTGAGACCTTTTGGAGTATGATCCCCGACAATGTCCATGAGCAGTGTTTGGCTGAAGGATGGATCACACCGACAACAATTCTTGAGAGGTGTCTCCGTAGCAATATGCGCTTGGTTACGGTAGATATGCTGAAGAAGATGCCGATGGTTCACTCCTGTGAGAAATGCAAAAAGGTGTCTCTTGTTCCCTTTGAATGTGCAATGAGTAAGGGCCTAGACTTCCCTGAAAAGGAAAAGGTGTTTTTTATTGATGAACGAATGATTTGTCACACCCCCCCGAAGGGATCTTTTGTTTGGTCTTTACTTGGCTTTACGACACAGCCTGTGCCTTCCGTGTCTTCTTCGGAGCACCCGGTGGCTGAGTTGGCGGAGCAGCAGCCGGAGGAGTCACAGCCCGCGGCTTAACCTCCTCGTGAGTCTCCTCATCCTCTGCGGGGAACGCCTCCGCAACCGGCATATCCAGCTTAGCCGGCTTGTCCTCCTCGTCATCCTCGGGCTCCTTGATGTCCGCGAACGCAGCCTTCGCACCAACACGCGAGGGCGGGAACACCTTCGCGAGAACCACGCGCCAGGTCACACCGAACCCAGTGCCCGTGACATACACGCTCGGGGCGAGCACCATGCGACCCTCGATGCGCTTAGCGAACACCTGCTCGAGATTGTCCTCAGTCAGAACAATCGCGTTACCCTTCTCATCAACCGCGTCCATCCCGACCTGACCATCCCAGATCGAGATCTTCATGCGGAGAGAAGGCGGATACTTGCCATTCGGAATCCACTCGCCATTGACCTTCTCAACGCTCGGCGTGAGGATGGGCTTCATAGTCTCGCGGAGAACCGCCTCGGACTTAGCCTTACCAAACCACTTGCCCGAGTTGCTCATCGCATGCTGAATGAGCTTCTCCTGGAAGTCCAGGAGGAAGTTGTAGAACGCACCGATATCGCTGCCATCCGTGCTGCGCTCCTTGGCATACGAGTCACACCCCTTCAGCGACGCGAGAAGGCTGTAACTACGCTTACCCTGCTCGTCCTCTCGAACGACAACACCAGCGGGATAGAAGATACGCGGAACGCGAACCTGCAGTGACTGCCCATTGTACTTGATCGGAACAGTCTTGCCACCAGCCTTGTTCGGACGAATATCGCCGATGCTGACGCGGGAGATCTCCAGGTTCTCGGAAGGGATGATTGCAGTGGTGGCCATTTTGATCGTGTGTGAACTCCATAACCCTGCCGATCGACGGATTCGTTTTCCGCGCATGTTTCCAGTTTTCAAGATTGTAACCAGAGTAAGCAATGGCTCAGTGCGCAGCTGTGAGAAACAAGAAGTCCGACCTGCAATGCACTGCAAATGCCATACTTGGATATGCGGTATGTGGGATACATGCAAGATCCGCTCGAGTTAGACTATGGACAGAGGTTCATAAAGAGAAGTTTAAGAGACTTGTGAAGGTACAAGCTCTGTGGCGAGGATGGTGTGTAAGGAAAGTCATTATTATGGCAGGACCTGGTGCACTTCGGCGCAAGGACTGTGTTAATGATGAAGATCTGAGCACTCTTGATGACAAGAATCGTCAAAGCCCGTTCGAGTATTTCGGGTTGAAAGAAGGCGATAAGATTTGGTGGTTCGACTTTGCTACTGCATGGGAGTGGTTCACGCGATCGGTTGCTCCAACCAATCCCTATACAAAGAACCCAATTCCCTATACAGATCTTACAAGATTACGCAAACTGCATCTCTATCGCCGCCGACACAGGTGGTCTGTTCCTCCTCCGCCTGCAGACCTGAAAGAGAACATTGTTCGTCGCTGGACGATTCTCTCTCATGTGTTTCGGGGATATGGGTTTGAGGACATTCATCCACAGCAGTTTGCTGACCTGACTCGAGAGAACTTGCGCGTCGCGTTTCGGTTTTTGGCTGATGACTTGGCTGCAATGCCCCGTCAGAACAGACGTGTATCTGCTATGACGGACAGAGGACTTGCCTACACCGCAAATTCAAGCGCGACGTATACTATCAACACACTGAACTTGATGACGATTATGCTGACGGATACAGAGTCCTATGATATTGTATTTTTACTGCTGTCTGCTCTTTATCGATGTTAAGCTGTTCCATTAGGGCAGCTGCATGTGTTTGTCGTCTCGTCATAAACGCCTTTTTGATCTTCACATGCCTTTTTGATTGCTGCCGAAGTAAGAGCAGCCGTTGCTGCACACAGACCTTCGCGAGGGCGAGTGAATACGTATGCGATAATTAGCCCAGCCACGAGAAGCAGAAGCGTCTTCACATACATTGTTGTTACAGCCGACTAAAAAATGGATTTACAGATGGTAGGACAGAGTGGGCAGCCAGGATGAATATCTTCTTCCTGTCTCTTGACCCTGACGAAGCGGCTCGCCTTCACTGCGATAAGCATGTAGTGAAGATGATTCTAGAAACTGCACAGCTGTTATACTGCGCACATTGGGTATATGAATCTCCCCTGCCGGAGGGAGCATACCGCAAGACCCATCCCAACCACCCCTCCGCCCGCTGGATTCGCGAGTCGTTGGCTAACTATACATGGTTGTGCCGACTGGGTCTGGCGTTGTGTGCCGAGTTTACGTTCCGATATGGTAAGATCCACAAGACCCAAGCACATCTAGAGTGGCTGTCCGCAAATACACCTGTCACCCTGGTGGATATTGGGTGGACATTGCCTCGACTTGCCATGCCAGATGAATTCAAGCATCCGGATCCCGTAATTGCGTATCGAATGTATTATGTTGGCGCAAAGGTGCGTTTATTGTCCTACACAAAACGTCTCGTGCCCGATTTTCTCAAAGAAGCGGTTTACATGACCGCCGGAGGTAAGAGTATACCAGCGCGTTAGAAATGTCCTCCTCTTCCTCTGTCAGTAAGGCAAACAAGATGCCCGCTAAGAAGTCCGATGTCAAGC